CACGAAGCTCTGGAAGGTCACCATGGCTGGCGCTGTGGTCCTCGATCAGGAGCAAGTAGACAAGAAGCCCTTCCTCCACTTCTGTCCCAATCCGGTTCCCCATGCGTTCTACGGGTCCAACTACGCAGCACGCGTAATCCCCACGCAGAACGCCCGCACGGTGCTCACCCGTGGCATCTTGGACCACACGGTCATCACCAACAACCCGCGCATGATGGTTGTGAAGGGTGCCCTCAGTAACCCCAAGGAACTCCTAGAGAACCGTGTGGGCGGCTTGGTCAACGTCACGCGCCCTGATGGTCTCCTCCCGCTTCCACAGGCTGGCCTCAACCCCTACGTGTTCCAGACGCTTCAGCTTCTCGATGAGGAGAAGGAAGAGGTCACTGGGGTATCCAAGCTGTCCCAAGGGTTGAACAAGGACGCACTCTCGAAGCAGAACTCTCAAGGCATGGTCGAGGGTCTGGTGTCCCTGTCGCAGCAACGCGAGAAGATCATCGCTCGGAACTTTGCTAACCAGTTCATCAAACCTCTCTACCTCGAGGTTTATCGCCTGGTCCTCGCGAACGAGAAGAAAGAGAAGGTTCTCCGTGTTGCTGGCAACTTCGTTCCTGTGAAGGTCGAAGACTGGAATGAGGAAGTCACCTGTACGGTTGAACTTCACCTCGGAGCCTCTGCGCAAGCTCAGGATGCTCAGAAGTACATGCAAGCCCACGCGGCCCTTACACAAGACCCGAAGATGGCCCGTATGTACACCGAGCAGAACGCCTTCGCTATGCAAAACAAGATCCTCGAGAAGATCGGGATCAAGGATGCTCAGTTGTTCCTGACAGATCCTAAGACCCTGCCGCCTCCGCAGCCTGATCCGAAGATGGTCAAGGAACTGGAGCTTGAGGAACGCAAGGTTGCCGTTCAGGAAGCTGTTGCTCAGACCTCGAAGGCTAAGGTTGAAGGCCACATCACGATTGAACAACTCTCGCTGCAACTCCAGAAGATGCAGGACCAGCTTGAAGACGCCCGTAAGCAACGCGAGTTGGACATCAAGGAATACGACGTTACCTCGAAGGCTGCTATCGCGGTCCAAGAGATGGAAGAAGCACGCAACATGATCGCGGCTGATCCTGCTGCTGGCAAGGCCATCGTCTCCCCTAACTAAAGACACATGAGCGAAGAACTCACGCTCAAACGCGGTACGGCTGCTGAAGTGCTCCTTTCCGAAGAAGCCTTCGTGGTCGCCGTCAACGAGCTATACAACGAACAATTGAATGTGATCACCGAGAGTGCCCATGAGGACGTGAAGAAGCGAGAGATCGCTTACTACCGTATCCAGGCGCTCAAGGACATTCAAGCAGAACTCACAGATTGGGTCTACCAAAAGACCCAGTTACTTCCCCCCACTGAAGAGTAAAACCCTATATGACAACCACCACCCAATCGGGCGTGGACAGCACCGCTGCCGCCCTTAGTTTTGATGAAGACGGCGCAGCAGAACAATTTCTGTCGCGATGGAGCGAAGAGGACCCTGAAGAGGTATCCGAAAGTCCTGAGGACGAAGAAGTCGAAGCCGATGATGATGCGGTAGAGACTGAAGCCGAAGAAGACGAAGAGAACGAAGAAGAAACGGAAGCGGACCCTGAAGAAACGGGTGACGAGTCTGATACCGATGACGAAGAAGACAGTGACGAAGTTGAAGAGGAGCCCAAGAAGAAGGGCAAGACTCTCGATGACGATGCTGTAGTCAAAGTCAAGGTTGACGATAAGGAACTCGAGGTATCCGTCAAGGATCTGAAGCGCCTCTATGGTCAAGAAGCGGCACTGACGAAGAAATCACAAGCAGTAGCAACTGAACGCAAGGAAGTAGAAGCCAACGGTGCCAAGCTGGCTGCACAGATGCAACGAGTGTACGACAAAGCTGCCGCACGATGGGAGCCGTACTCGAAGATTGACATGCTCGTCGCAAGCAAGCAATTGGATACCGAGGAATTCGCTGCATTGCGTCAGGAAGCCCAAGCTGCCTTTGAGGACTTCCGATTCATCACTCAAGAAGCTGACGAGTTCGTTAAGAACGCGAATGAGCAGCGCCAAGCTTCTCTTAAGACCCAGGCTAAAGAGGCCGTAGAGGTCCTTAAGAAAGCTATCCCAGGCTGGAACCAAGCCATGTATGACTCTGTGCGGAAGTACGCAATCGACTCAGGCTTCCCTGCAGAGATCGTGAACGAAATGGTCAACCCTGTCGCCATTCAGATGTGGCACAAGGCCATGACGTTCGACAAGGCTAAAACCATCACCACCAAGAAGAAGACTGTTCAACCGAAGAAGGTCCTCAAGACTACCAAGACCACCACTGGTCGTGATGTCAAGGAAGACCGCGCGGCTGCCCAAATGAAACGGCTGAAAGCCTCGGGCACCACGGATGACGCAGCAGATCTCTTCTTGGCCCGATGGGCGCAGGACTAATCCCTTTCTCCATTTAGGAAATTCAATACCATGAGCAATACCGCATTCAAGACGTATGACCAAGTTGGCAAGAAGGAAGACATCAGCGATGTGATTTCGAACATCAGCCCGACCCTCACGCCGTTTACCACGCTCGTCAAGGGCGATAAGGTCAGCAACACGCTGTACCAATGGCAGGAAGACTCGCTGGCTGCTGTGGCTGCCAATGCTGTGCTGGAAGGTGCGGACGCTGCTGATAGCACGTTGAGCCCGACCGTGATGCGTGCCAACTACACCCAGATCCTCCAGAAGACGGTGAAGGTGTCGAACACGGCTGATACGGTTTCGACGTATGGTCGAGCCAAGGAACTCGCTTATCAACTCGGTAAGAAGTCGGCAGAAGCCAAGCGTGAGCTTGAGTATCACTTCGTCGGTCTCTCGCAGAACGCTGCTGTTGGTGCAGAAGCTACGGCACGTAAGTTCGGTAACGTCTGGGGCGCTGATGCCAACTCGGCAAAGCTGATCAACGCAGCGAACACGATTGACAAGACGGCAACCCCGGCTGCCCTGGCGGAAGCTGACATCCTCTCGGCAAACCAGAAGCTCTATGAGAACGGCGGTGAAGCTAAGTTCCTGATGATCAAACCGGCTGACTCGCTGATCGTTGCGGGCTTCTCGGCTGCTGCTGGTCGTATGCGTGACTTCGGTGGCGATAAGGCTATCGTGAACGTTGTGGACCTCTACGTTTCGCCGTTCGGTGAGCAGAAGGTTGTGATCAACCGCTTCATGAAGGCTGACTCGGCACTCCTGTTCGATCCGGCTAACTGGAAGATCAGCACGCTCCGCGCATGGTTCCGTAACCCGCTGGCTATCACGGGCGATGGACACCGTGAGCAGATCGTTGGTGAGTTCGGTCTCAAGCACGTCAACTATGGTGCCTCGGGTGCAGTTATCGGCCTGACGGGTACGAACCCGCTGGTTCCGTGATCCTGATGTAACCCTGTAGTACTCAGGGGCCCTACGGGGCTCCTCCAAATTCATTTACAGCCTGCGCTGCTCCTACTCTCGGTGGCGCGGGCTTTTTTACGTCCCTATGTCCCATCAATATCACGACATCAACCGCTCGATCAGTGAGAACACTGATGGGCACATCATCGAACGCGTGCAGCACATCCCCGATGGCTTCCTCGAGCGCCTAAAGGCTGAACGAGATGAGTCCACCAGTGTCCGCGAGACGGAACACCAACGTGTTGCATCCATCCCCACCTGTTTAGTCGAGCAGTGGCTGCGAGAAGGCTACGACTTCTGGAACGAACCTGTCTCGAAGATCGTTGCCAAGCTCAAAGCTGAAAACCTCGAGTACTTCCTCACGACCGCTAAGAGCGTCTAATGAACTTCAAACAAGTCCGCGATAAGGTCGCCGGTCTGCTCAACCGAAATGACGCCACCGACGCTCTCCTCAAGGATTTCGTTTCGATGGCACAGGGCCGGATTGAGCGAACCCTACGCACTCCAGGCCAAGAGAAGATCAGCGTATCCACAGGGAACGCAATGGCTTCCGAGGACGAGATTATTCTCCCTCAGGACTTCTTGTCCCTGAAGCACCTCTACTCCGGGGACACCCTGCTGTCCAACAAGGACCTTTCGCATTTCCTGAGGCTCCCTAAGGACACCGGAGTCCCTCGGTACTACACCCGTGTTGGTGCGTCCTTCCTGATCAAGCCTTCGGTTCCCTTGGATACCTCGGTCTACATGATCTATTACGGTGCTCAACCTGAACTGGTCAATGACACCGATACCAATCTCTTCACCACGGTCCTTGCTGACCTGTTGATCTACTGTGCTCTCGCCTTCGCCAGCGATTACTTCGTTGATGACCGCGTTACCGGCTTCGAGTCTCGATACGAAATGCTCTTTGCGGAGGTCGTTGAGCAAGCTCGCCTTACGGATACCGACCAAAGCACCCAGGCAATTGAGCCGTCCTACGACTCGGAGTATTAATGACCACTAGTTTCTTCAATGGGGAATCCACGTTCCCCGAGAACAACACCACGGATCAGTTGATTGATGCCCTCAAGGCTCAGTTGGCTGAGTCCGCTACGGAGTCCACGGCTGCCCAAGCGGCTGCTGTATCTGCTCAGGCTTCCGCTAGTAACGCTGCGATCTCCGAGGGGAACGTTGCGGGGCTCTCCCAGGCCGCTACGGATACCCTGGCGCAAGCTACCACGGCCTTGACGGCTGCTAACGCTGCTATTGCCTCTACGGCTGCCTCTGCTACCACGGCAACCACGAAGGCTGCTGACGCTTCCAACAGTGCCCTAGGTGCTGCAAACTCCGCAACCAATGCGGCGACTAGCGAGACAAACTCCGCAGCTTCGGCGGCTGCTGCTCTGGCTTCTAAGAATGCCGCGGGCACTAGCGAGACCAATAGCGCTGCTTCGGCTGCTGCTGCTCTGTCTAGCAAGAATGCCGCGGGCACCAGTGAGACCAATGCGGCTGCTTCGGCAACTGCAGCGAACACCAGCAAGAACAATGCGGCAACCTCGGAAACCAACGCGGCCTCTAGTGCCACTGCGGCTAACACGAGCAAGGTGAACGCAGGTACTAGCGAAACGAATGCTGCTGCCAGCGCCGCTGCTGCCTTGGTTAGCCAGAACGCTGCTGCAGCTTCGGCAACCCTGACAACGAATCAGACGGCTTACCTTGCAGGCAAGAACCGGCTTATCAACGGCGGAATGCTGGTACAGCAGCGTGCTTCTGCATCCTTCTCCAACGCGGTAGGGTATGGCAACTGCGATAGGTGGAAGTGTTCGAACATCTCAGCAGGAACCGTTGCACTCTCGTCTGCACATTTCAACGATGAGAACGGGGTCTCGGCTTACTACCATGTTGCAACGGCTACAACTGCTGCCACTAACCTCAGT